GTCAGCAGGTCAGTCAATAGCACAAGGGATAGCAAAAATGTTCCCGAGAGGATAACGAATAACTCACGGGGACATCTAACGATGAACTCTATGAGTTATTACTATTGCCCAATTGGGCATCTCAAATATATGAGTGGAAAGGCGGTGAATACAAAATGACAAATTACGGACAAGGTTCAACATTTGATGCAACTGACAAACAGTTGTATCTCTCAATCGAGAAAGAAATTAAGAAATTTCCTAGTCCTCGAATTGAGTTAGCAAAGCGTATTGGTGGTTTCGACCAAGCTGTTACTTCACACAAAATTGAGTGGAGTAGACGTGACAATCGACCTGTAAAGGCATTGGTTGTAAACGGAGCAACTACAACTGGAACTACTATTACTGTTGATACTCCTGGCGTTTTTAATGTGGACGACATATTAGAAAAACCAAATGGTCAGCAAATGGTCGTTGAAAGTGTAAATGGAGGTACGCAAATCGTATTCCGAGCTCTTTCTGGTACTGCGGAAGCAGTTTCAGGTGGAAACACTGTAAAACGTATCGGTATGGCTACCCCTCAAGGGAAAGTCGCTGACAACATGGTTACTACTGGTTACGAAGATTTATACAACTACACTTCTATTTTAGAAGACGTGGTTGACCTTTCTGGTACAGAGCACAACGCTCTCATCAGAGGACATGAAAATTCTGGTCAGTTAATCGCAAGGAAACAGATGGAGTTGACAGAAATTTGGCAATCACAAATGGTGCTCGGTAAGAGAACCAAAAATGATAGTCTCAAGACTACAACTAATGCTGGTATCAAGCAGTTAATCGACCTGTATGCTCCAAACAACGTCATCAACTTCGGAGGTACTGCAACATGGGCTCTGACAGGAGATAATGGTGTTTTGGGTAAAGTTGATAATGCTCTTGATTTATTGAGTGCAAAAGTCATGGGAAAACCAACGATGTATGTGGGTGCTAAGTTTATGCGTAAATTCAAATACGCTATAGCTGACACAAACATCCAAACTACGACTGACTTAGATGATAGTCGTGGAGTTGGAGTTGTTGGAACATACCTTTCACATCTCTATGGGAAAATCAAAGTTGTTCTTATTCAGGAAAGAACTGGATGGATGGACAACCTGGTTATGCTCGTAGACGAATCTGATTTGGGACAAAAACCAATGAAAGGTCGTGAATGGCAAACATACCCACTCGCAAGATTGGGAGACAGCTACAGGTGGCAGGTGCTTTCTGAGCGAACAGTTAAAATCGGGAACCCAGAAGCTCACGCTTATCTATACAATTTCGGCTTCTAAAGTCGGACTTTATAGTTCAAATTAGCCTCTCAGAAATGGGGGGCTTTTTTGTGGTACCCCCCTGTTACAGTTTGTGCAATACTTACATATAATTAAAGTACATGAGAGGAGGTGAGACAGATTAGTTTAGTCAACTAATCTTAATTATGGCAGGTACAGCAGTCGGTAGAACAGTTTTTGTTCTCGGAAAGGAAATTGATGGTAATCGTCAAGTCGTTATTGTTAATGACGCAGAGGAGTACGCATTTGACCACGCAGCAACAGCGTATACAGACCAAACAGCTAGGTTCCCATACACAGTTTAATACTGTGGTGGGTAGGACAGGGGGTGGCTTGGGCAGAGCTACCTCCTGTTTTTTGGTATAGTGGTATTACAAAGACAGTGGTTTTAAGCGATAATTAGAATATGAACAAAAGGAGGGTAGCAACATTCAAATAGTAGGACAATACAATGATAATGTTTCGGCAGTCATGGGACTCATGGCACCCTCCGCAGGAGGGGTAATTCCAGTCGCAGACTCAGAGGAATATCTTCAATGGCTGCTTTTTATTCAGACTAAATACGAGGAGGCTTCTAGGCGTGGTTTCTGGCGTAGACTTCTCAAGAAATCCACTCTCACACTCACGGCTGATGCTACGGAGGTTTATCTGCCAGCAGACTTTCAAAGAGCCAATGGGCTTTATATTCTTTATGTAGATGAAGTTGACCTGTGCGACCCAGACCGAACGCCTGACGACCAGGGTATTTTTGCTGAAATTGACATGGATATTTTCCAGGCGGATGGAGTCACAGCCAATGCTTTCTTTGGTCGCTGGAGACTCACTTTTACCGAAGCAATCTCCGCAAACCAGGACGCTCCAATCTGGTATTTCGCCACTCCTCCAAAGCCAACCGAATCCACTGACAAGGTTCTCTTACCAGGAGACATGATTGCTTTTGGTGCATTATCAGAAGTGTTTCGTACCACCAATTTAGAGGGCTCACAGGACGATGCTCGTACTGAATATGAGAATAGGTTGGGCACGTATCTTGCGATGGAAATGATACCTCCTCGCAATGAACTTTTGACATTTGCTACAAACCCTAGCATGGTTAATAGAACTCTTCAGGCAAGGAACAGATACAGCTCTCCTAGAGGAGATAGAATAAATCGCTCATAACTATGTTCAATTATGCTAACAAACGCAAAAACCCACCTAAACAACGTATGGGAAGCAAAGGTTTCCCTGACGGGTGGAATTCGTTGCCTCACGCCTCTTCACTAAAAGACACAGAACTCGCAGAACTCATCAATGGTGTCTATTCTCAGTATGGCTCTATCTCAAAACGCCAGGGCTGCACACTCATGGGTACTGCTGCTACTTCTTCCGTCAAAACTGTAGCTGGTGGTTTTTTCTATGACATAGGCGGTAACGACTATATGATACGAGTCACTGATACGGGAAAGGTTGAATACTTTAACTTCTCAACCCTAACTTGGGCACTCCTTACAGGAACTCCACCAGTTGGATATGTAGGGCTTGACCCTGAGTTTGTCTCAAACTCTCCTATTTTCGACACCACAGTCCATATCAATATTGTTCAAACTAATGGGAAGATTTATTTTGCTTCAAGTCAAGACAGGGTGGTTATTTTTGATGGTACTGCCTGGAAGGTCTACAAGGAGCTAGCTAACCCAACAGGATATGCCACGGTTGCTAAAACTGGTGCTGGCACAGGTACTCGTTCTTACTATTACCGATGGGTTGACCTAAATGAATTTGGTGATACTGCTGGCTCTCCCGCAGTTGTGGCACAGGCTTCGGGAACAGGTTGGTACAGCTTAATGCCTGTGATAGATGGTGCAACATACCTGACAATCACAATTCCCGCAGCAGCAACGGGCTCCACTAGGCGTGCCCTTTATCGTGGAGATACTGCTGGCAACGAGTTCTTCCTAACAGATATGGCGGTTGCTGATACTGTGTATATTGATAAAAATGTTAGTCCTGACGGAACTGCTGGAACCTCCACACTTTTCCCAATCCCAGAGGAGAACAATACTCCTGGCTATCATTTCTATTTACTGGAAGTCTATGCTAATTCTCTGGTTGGAACTACAGTCGAGGAGGGCAAGGATGTTTTGGTGTTCTCCGCAGGTGATGATAAATTTGACTCTTTTTCCCTGGCTGATGGTGCTGGGTTTGATGGCTATCAAAAGGGAGATGGACAATCAATCAACGCTCTCCAGCCTTTCTCGGTTGCCAACAAAGACGGACTGGCAATATTTAAGGATGCTAGAGTAGGGTTACTTGAATTTGACTCCCAGGGTGGAGCAGATATACAAAATGTTAATGTTATTAGAGGCACTATGTCTCCTCATTCTCCCCATGTGGCGGGAAACAATATCCGCTTTTATTCAGCAGAGGGTGTATCCTCTCTTGGGCATGAAGCAAACTTTGGAACAATTTTAAAATACTCAGTCATGTCACTCAAAGCTGACAGTATTACCAGTCGAGTTACCCCAGCTAATCTTCCTATGGTGTGCTCTGAATACTTCAGAAATCTTTCACTTTTTGGCATCTCAACGGGTGCTGCTGGTGAGGGGAATGACTCCATGCTCGTATATGACGAAAGATATAACACCTGGAGTTATTTCACAGGACTTCACGCCTCTATTATGTTTAAGGGAATTCACCCAACTACAAAAGTGGAAGACCTGTATTTTGGTACCTCTGACGTTCCCGCTCTGGGTGGGTGTATCGTTAAGATGTTTGATGGTAAAACTGACTATGCCACCTCTACTGGTAGTGGTAACAAAATCACTCTCTCTATTACGAGTAAGCAGTGGGATGCAAGTCTTCCTGACCAGTTCAAGAAATACGACAAGGCTGTGCTCATTTTCGGTTCCTTACAGGGGAGCAACACGACAGTTCAGGCACTTACCATGGGCTCTGATGGGCTCGGACAATTTCCACGATACGCAATTCCTACAGATTTAATACTTTCAGGCTTTGGAAATGATGAGTGGGGAAATCAGGAAATTGGCATGATGGCAGAGGATGATGCTGGAGATACTCTCAATATCCGCTATGTGAACCTCAGACAAAAAGACTTCTTCTGGGTTAAATTGAATATTCAAAACGATGGGCTTTCTGATGACCTGACACTAATTGGCATAGCTCTCTACTACTCCCCATCCCAGAGACAACTTCCTGGAGGAGCAAGGCTCAGGACTCTTGCTGTTTGACATTTAGCGAGCATTTGTTGCTCTCTTGTCAAATTAACCCCCATTACATTTATTCTTTATTACTTGTATGATTAGAGTATAGAAATATTATGGCATTTCCACATAAAGGTTCATGGGGTACACCAGATTTCGGATTTTCTGAATTACTCCAAAAAATATTACAACCAAACAACACATACAGAACCGCTCAGGGCGGTAGTACTCTGGGAGTGGGTTCGGGTGCTGGACAAGTAGCACAGCGAACTTATCAAAAAAGCTTAAACCAAGAGCAAGCTCGTGGCAAATATCTTGGAAGTGCTTTGGGAGTCAATCCACCTCCAGGCGGAACCCCTCCAGGAGGAGGCAATCCACCTCCAGGCGGAGGCAATCCAGGTGAAATCGATCCAGTTGAACTAGCAAGACAAGCACGAGATAATAGAATTAACTCTGCAAAAGCACAAGCGAGTCAATACAGGGGTGAGGCACAGGGAATGTTTGATAATATCCTCAAAGCGGTTGGAGCATTTAGGGATAGAAGCAGAACCCAATTCTCTACTGCTGGACAAGAAATTACCAAT